CAAGAAAATTGTTTCTTTATACTTGACAAGGCTATTATCATTTATTATCATTGTCAACATAAAAAGTGAAACTAATATCAAAAAGGAATGAAATGATGTTACACAAGACAGTAAAACCTAAAATGAAATCATATAAGTCAAAGCTGTATTTGGCGTATGGTTCTAATCTTAACAAGCGCCAGATGGCGTATCGTTGCCCCAACGCAAAGCCAGTGGGTGCTGCCATGATTTACGGCTGGGAGCTATGCTTCCGCGGTGTGGCTGACATTATTAAGTCAAAAGACACTAATATGGCGCTACCTGTTGGCTTGTGGGAAATCACCCCTGCTGATGAGTATGAGCTAGATATCTATGAGGGCTATCGTACCGATGGCAAAGGCCTGTATGACAAGATTAAAGTCGCTGGCATTATGACCTATCAGATGACACGCAGAGAGATTGCAAAGCCTAGCCAGCCGTATTTTGACACAATCCTAGAGGGCTACCAGGATTTTGGGCTAGATACTAACTACCTATATGATGCGGCTGGCTGGGCTGAGTATGAGGCTGAACAACGCTGGTGGCATGAAGAAAAGGCTACAAAGAAGCTACAGGGCTATTATTTCTAAAAGGAAGGGAAACGAAAATGGAAAAAGAAACAGAAGAATATTACAAGCTGAACAAGCCGTCTGAACGCACAAACTTTATTCCGCCTCATGCGTGGGAGCATAAAACTTTCAAGGAAATGAGTTTGCGTGATAAACTTTTATCTGAAAATCATAGCATCGAAAGATGGCTGGACTCTCTTAAACAGAAGTTTGATGATGGCAATATTACCAGAATTGAGTTTATGGATGAGTTTATGGGATGGCAAAGGCGGCAGATGCGGCTACAGGAAATCTTGTGGAAAAGATACAAAGTCGCACCGCATGACGGCTTTTTCGAGCCTGTAGACTATGAAGATGAAGGGTATGGGTATCATTATGGTTAAACATTTTGATGAAGTATTGGTGGAAGGGGGCTATCGCGCCCCCGCCCCTATCTGCAAGGCAGTGTATGAGGACATCAACGTAATGATTAGAAAAGCCAAAGAGGGGCTTGCTGACGCGGAATGGACTGATGCGGAATATTGGTTGCTAAATAATAAACGAAGCTGGCTACAGTTTTTACTTGCTGAAAAGCGCAGGGGTGTGGAACGATTTATGATTGGCATTGAGCAAATTAGGGAGATTACCTATGAGCAGTAAATTTAACAAAATTATTAACGAGATGAAAGAAGAAGCGCGAGAGGATTTAAAATTCAAAAGAATGGTTTCCGCGCAAAGAGATATCCTGATTAATGTCGGTAAGGCTTTGGTCAGGGTTGAAGAGGATGTTCCTGAGAGAACAGTTATTAATGAGCATATCAGGGACGCTGTAATTAGCATTGGACAAGCAATCGAGCTTTACAATGAAAGCCTACAAAAATTCAAAGAGGAGTATAAATAATGATGTATTATGGATTTTCTTGGTTGTGCATTTTGTTCGGGTTGTTCCTATTGGTATCAGCGCGGGAAATTGTTCGCTTTCAGGTTGATGCCGCGGAAATTATTGCAACCTTATCTATTGGTGGTATTGGTTTTATTATGTTAGTGATGGGCATCTTTGGGTTGTGGGAATGTTGGCGGAAAAGGGTCAATTAACTTTGGTAACTTTGGGTTTGGAAAACAAAGTTGTTTTAACCAAAGTTGCTTATTGTTTGTTTACAATAACTTACAAGGCAACTTTGGTAACTTTGTTTTTAAACCAATATCTTACCAAAGTTTATTTAAGTTACTGAAAACATTTGTACTTTGGTAACTTTGGTAACTTTGTATATATATATATATATTGGGACGTACCAAAGTCCCCAATATATTATAGCAGAAAGGAGTGGCGAAATGCCCAAAGTCGGAGAGCCTTTAACAAAGGAACAAACCTCTGTTGGAATGGAGAGGCTCAAACCTCAACAGCAGACTTTTCTCGATTTGTATTTTAATGGAGATAAGACGCAAACAGCCGCGGCTAGAGAAGCTGGGTATAAAAACCCCGCTGTAGCCGCTGTGAGGCTGTTGCGTAACCCTATCGTACAGGAACGCTTAGAAGAGATGAGGCTAGAGGCCAGAACGAAGTATGGCGTCACTGTGGACAAGTCTGTGCGTGACCTAAAGAAGATGCGTGATGAGGCTTGGGAGCTGGGTAAATATGGCGAGGCAATCCGCGCAGAAGAGCTGAGATTGAAGGCTACAGGACTACTCGTAAATAAAAGCCACGTTATGCACGAAGATGTTACCGCGATGAATAGGGAGCAAGTCCTTGAGAAACTTGCAGAATTTCAGCGTATGGCAGAGCGTAGGATGAAGAACGTAACGCCAGAGCAAGCAGGGGTTGTAGAGATAACTGATGATAACGAAGAAGCGTAAATAACGCGGAATAACACCGCCCACCCGGGGAGACGGGGAGGATTTCCCTCGGAGGCGGGGATTTGTTCGGGAATCGGGCCTCGGGGTGGCTGCCTCGGGGTCTTTTTTTGCGGGTATCCTGGCATCGGGCTTGAATTGTTCGGGTTATCGGGGCTCGGGCTGCGGGGTACCCGGGTAATTGTTCGGGTTCGGGGACTGGCTGCCTGGGTAATCGGGGTCATCGGGCCCGCAGCGCCTGGTTCATCGGGGCCTCCGCCGGGCAATTGTTCGGGACCAGGCCCGGCTGCCGGGTGAATCGGGGTTCGGCGCCAGGCAGCGGGCACGGCATGGTTCACAATTGTTCGGGACTTAACCGGGAATTTACCGGGAAAGCCAGGCAGCTCCGCCGGGCTCGTGGTGCAATTGTCCGTACTCTTCCTCCCAGGCAGCGCCGTCCGTACAATTGTTCGCCCCCCCCCCCAGCAGCGCCCAACCTGAGGTCGCCGTGAATAAGCCCGCTGCGGGTGTCAAATGTTTGACGCAAAAAAGTGCATTTTTTTCTTGATTGTGTGAAAATAGTTTCCTATATTATAAGGGTAGGGCGGTTGAAGTGGTTGTTGTTCTGACCTCCATTTAGACAACAGAAAAGCCAAGTTGAACCAACCGCCCTACAATGTGAAACGAAACAAACTAAACGAGGACGATATGAACTATAAATATTCAGAGATTGAAGAGTACTTTGACGACTGGTTGACCGAGACACTAGAATGCCAAGGGACGGAGTGGGTAAAGGACAATCTGGACGATTTGCACCACGAGTGCTTTAACACAGACTACTATATTATTGGAACACAGCAGGCGATTGACTGGATGGGCAGCAACGCTTTCAAGATTATCCAATTCGTTAAAGAGTACGAGGAAGATAACTTTGGAGAGTGTGGAACAGATTTGAGTGACCCGGAGAAAGTGGTAAATATGTACGTCTACATCATTGGCGAGCAAGTAGTCAGTGAGTACGTTATGGAACAGGAGGCCGCGTGATGCGAAACTATCTTGTTACCCTAACAAAGGGCGGGCGGTCTTACTTCGTAAGCGCCAGCTCCGCGGACTCAGCAAAGCAAATTGTTCTGGATTTCGAGCCATATTATAACCAGGAGTGGGGTGTTGTTGTTCGGGATGCGTAGAACTGTTCGGGTGTCGGGCCCGTAATCCCGGCGAGCTCCTTGGGAGAAGGTCCGCTGCGGCGGGCCTTTTCTTTTGCCCGCTGCGCGTTATCCGAACAATTGTTCGAGCTGCGCGTTCCGCTGCGCCGAGTTCCCGCGCCGAGTAGTGTCAAATTACTGACACCATAAACTGCATTTTTCTCTTGATATGATGAAATAAGTTTCTTATATTATAAGTATAGAAACGAAACAGGAGCTTTAAAATGAATAAGGAATATAAACCAGTTGAGGGATGCGAAGAGTGCGAGTTCATGGAAACCGCGTGTGCTGAGTGCATCATGTATGGTGAAGCAGAGGAAGTGGAGCAAGAAGATGAATAAGAGAACGATTGAACTTGACGAAGGCCAGATTGCAATCATCTGGTCTTTGGACGATGTGCTAATGGAGTGTAAATGGTTGACCAAGGAGCAGGGTCTTGATGTACTGCACGGCCTTGACGATAACCATGACGCAGCGATTGGTATCAATTGGGAAGTAATCCGCGATACCGCACATTGGAAGTATCCAGAGCCAGAGGAGCAAGAAGATGAGTAAGCTTGGGTACGAGTACACGTTGGTTGACGAAGGAACTATGGACACGGTTATTGCCGTGTCCGGGAGTGACGTAAGATATTCTTTCAGCCCGGACTATAGAAACGCCTACAAAACATTTGAGGAGTTCTGGGAGCAAGCAATCGAAGATATCGAGATTGATATCGCGGAGAATGGTTTGGAGGAGTCTTACGACTAAACCGGGGAAATGTTCGGGAAAGAGCTCGCAAATGCGGGCTCTTTTTTTTGCCCGAATCCCGGCGCTCGCAGCTCCTCCTCCGAACAATTGTTCGTGCAGCGCCGCAGGAGTTGTAGTTCGAGTCGCCGCTGCCTGCGTCAAATTACTGACACTAAAAACTGTATTTTTTTGTTGTATTAGTGAAATAACTTTCCTATATTATAAGAGTAAGACGAAACAAAAAGGAGAGCGAAATGCTTTTATATAAAGTTACATATAAGATTGACCATCTGGATAATGAGCCAGATGTAGAATATTTTGACACAATGGAAGAGGCGCACGAGTGGCTGGACGAAGAGATTGCTCGCCGCGTAGACTGGGTTGTTTCCCACTCGCAGCACACTGTTTCAAGAGAGGAATTGCAAGAGCTAACAGAGACTGAGGTTTCTCTTTCTCGTATTCAGGAGGAGTATGTAGACGATTGGAGCGATGAAAAGATGGAAGCAGCGAAGAGAGGGGAAACGGTATGAGTACGAAGTACAAAGTGTTTTACGTTACGACCTACATGAAGAACGGGGACGTTTGGCAGACAAAGCGCGGAACACAGGAGGCAGCAGATGGCGTGTTTCGCTTGTGCTGGGCAAACGAGGACACAGTTAGGATTACAGTAGAGGAAAAAATGGAGGAGCTGAAACTAACGAATCCCGAACATATTCTCTAATACCAGGCGGGCAGCACGAGCTGCTCGCCATTTCTCGGGCCGGAGCTGAACAATTGTTCGGGCATCGGGCAGCACACCAGTTGGAGGTCGGGCATCGGGGCATCGGGGATTTAGGTAATGGTATTAGTATCATTTGATACTTTCTGAATCCTAATACATATACGCGGGCGCGCCCGTTCCATTTATCCCCAAAAACGCCCCGCAAAAATAATTTTCGAGAAAATAAAAAACGCAATGTTTTCAATGGCATAACCCGTACAATTGTTCTTGTTTGAAACTTGTTTCTGTGATATTCTATAGAGGCTAGGGCTTGCCCCTGCATTGTGAAACCAAAAAAGGAAACAAAAACAATGACCTACACAAACTGGACTTTACCAAATACCCATGCCACTTTTGGCATAGAACAAGAATATAACGCTGGCAATTGCCCTTTATATGTACGCAATGACCCGATTAATGCAACGCGCAACGCCTTAAGAGACGCTGGCCTTGGTTGGATTAAATGCGTTGAAGATAATTCTGGCGGTGTTGATGTGGAATTAGTTTTTCCGCCAGCGGTTGATTGCCCTGAATTCTGGGCAGATTATTCAAAGGCAATGGAAGTATGCTCTAATCTTGGCCTTCGTTATATCCAAAATTGCGGTATGCATGTGCATGTAGGCACTAGGCGTTTAAAGGCCTACTCTAATCAGCTTGCGGCATTTTGGGAAGATTCAAAGGCCAGAGCGGCTTACAGTGTTTTTAAACCAGCCGATAATTGGCTATGCGATATCAGCAATTTAATGGGTTTTTCACTGGTTAAAGATATCATGCGCTTCTATGGTTTAAATCAGGATTTTATTGATAATGCCATGCCGCGTAGCCGCTCTAATCCGCCAGCCGCCAGCATGATATCAAATCTTAATTGGACTAAAACCAGCCGCGCCTTTGATAATGCTGAAAATTTGGAAGATTTATCAAACGTTATAGTGAGCTGGAAGGAACAAAATGGGGCGCGTTTCTGGCAAAAAAGCACAAAATTCATGGCGTTTAATATCAAGCCCTATGAACATGGCACAATAGAATTCCGCCAGCACCCGGCAACGCTATCCAGCAAGAAAGCCGCCAATTGGGTTAGACTGTTAATAAACGCCATTGAAACGTGCGATAAAGAGCGGCTAACTGGCGGCAATGGCGAAGCTGATACCCATGTTGAAACCGTTATCACGCCAGATTGCCCTTATCGCTCTGGCAGTAATATTGGCATGATATACCGCGCTTGCCGCCAGTCTGGCGGTGCTACAGTCCGCGAATTATCAGAATTAACTGGCATGGGGCGCGATAATATCGTTGCCAGAATATCTGAAATACGCAACGCGATAGGCCAAGATGCGGTTTTGACATATACGCAACAGCATTATAATCACCGCTACGGTGCATCTGCTGGCCGCTATGACATGGGCGGCTATGAAATACTGGAATCATACCAGCGGCATATAGCAACGCCAGCCAGCGCGGTTATAATACGCGAAGATGCGCCAGAAGATATATGCCATAATCTGCCATACCAGATAGCTAGGGCATTTATGCAAGGCTCAGTGACAAGGCTTCGCGCATAGCGAAGCCGCCCCAAACCAGAACAAAAGAGCCGCCATCGCGCGGCTCTTTTTTTGTGCAGTAACCCGTACAATTGCCAAGGTACCCTAGAGGCCGCGCTCGAATTTGTCGGGGCGTCAAATAAATGGCGTACCCCCCCTAAGTTAGGGGTTGACTGTCAAAATTTTGACGCCAAGTTTTGCACTAACAATCGTCAATTTTTTGACCATCCCCCTTGACTATGTGAAATAAATTTCCTATTATTGTTAAAACATTGACAGTCATGGAGGTTCAAATGACTAAATACACAATCAAAGGCGGGGATGGGTACTCTTTCCACGCTTACACAGACGAAGAGTTCATTCAGGGCTTGCGGGACAAGCACCAACAGCCCATGAAGGATGACCAACAGATGCTCAAGCTGATGGCAGCTACTTATTGTGAGTCGCGGCAGAAGGCGTTCAGGTTCTCAAGTGTGCCTGATTTCATTGAGGACTGCGTAAAGCATGGTGTTATGGAGGTAGAACATGCAGAACGGGCGCGGTAAGAGCAAGTATTCAGCATGGGAGCCAGGCGATTTAGTCGAGTATCGCAAGAAATCCGGCTTGAGTCGGCGTGAAATCGCTGACAAGCTTGGCGTTTCCTACCGAATGTACTGCTATTATGAGAGTGGGCACACAAAAATAGACTTGCCG